CGGTTGCTGATTGCTGGCGGTAACTGGGACAACGCTGCGAATGCGGGGTCCCAGTATCGGAATGCGAATAACTACCGCTGGAATACGAATTCGAATATCGGTTGCCGGTTTTGCGCGGATACAGGGGAATGTGCGGAGAAAATAAACTCCTGGCTGGATGCATTAGCCTTGCCCTAAAGGCAAAATACACAACGGAGGGGCTGGAAGGTTAGTAGGGAAACCGAAAATCTTCCGACCCATATAAACAATGAAGAGGCATGGCAATCTTTACGAGAGAATCACTTCAACCGAGAATATAAAATTCGCTTATGCCAAAACACGTAAAGGTAAAACTTGGCAACGCCAGGTAAGAGTCTTTGACCTGAATATAGACGAGAACCTAAAGAGGATACAAGAGATGTTAGTTAGCAAAAAATTTAAGACATCGGTATACCGTATTAAATATGTCCACGAACCCAAGGAGCGTATTATTTACGTCGTACCGTTTGCACCAGATAGAATCGTCCATCACGCTTTAATGAACATCCTTGAACCAATTTACAAGCCGATATTTATCCACGACTCCTACGCCTGCATCGATGGTAAAGGTCTGCACGCCGGAAGCCAGCGGACTATGGAGTTTGTCCGGGTAAATAAGTATTGCCTTAAATGCGACATCTCTAAGTTTTACCCGTCTATAAAACACGACATTCTTTTTAATATCTTACAGCGCAAGATTAAATGCAAAGATACTCTGAACCTAATCAAAGCTATTATTTACGGAATTGGCGGCGGCCAGAACGTCCCGATCGGAAACTACACCAGCCAGTGGTTCGGTAACATCTACCTTAATGAGTTAGATCAGTACGTCAAGCACGTCTACAAGGTCAAAAATTACGTGCGCTATTGCGATGACTTCTTGTTCTTCCATAACGACAAAGCAGAACTGCGCCGGATTGCTAAAGACTTAAAGATATTTTTAGATAAAACGCTTGGCTTAAAGATGAGCAAATGCGAACTCTTCCCGGTCTCCCAAGGCGTTGACTTCTTAGGTTACCGGCACTTTCCAAAGTACGTACTCTTAAGAAAGTCAACGGCGATAAGAGTAAAGCGCCGCTTAAAGATATTACCTAAGCTCTTGGCCGCGGGCAGGATCACCCTTATATACTTTCGCTCTTGCATCGCTTCATATACCGGATGGATGCGCTGGGCCAACTGCCACAACTTAGGCCTTAAGCTACAGCTGGACAAACTACAGGAGATATTAAATGTCGCCGGAAAAACAGCCCAAGCGATTTAATGAATTCGCCAGGGAGAATATGCCGTTAGAAGGGAACAAGGTAAAACTCGACGATATTGTTAATCGGGAAATTACCGTACTGGATTACAGGATTAAAGATAGCCATTTTAAAAAAGCGAATTGCGAGTTGTGTATGACATTACAGTTTAAATTAGATGACAAAATATCAGTTATGTTTACCGGCTCCAACGTCCTGCGTGATCAGATAGAAAGATATAAAACCGAGATACCGTTTATTACGACCATAAAGAAGATAGACCGATATTACACATTTACCTAACCAGGAGGAGAAGATGAAAGGTTTCCCGAAGCATCTAAACACCCGACACGACGTCGACTACTGCCTTGAGCATTACCCGGAAGAGGCAAAGGCTTTTCTGGCCAAGAAGCTGACCGAAGTCAAGAAATGGCAGGTAACCGGCAAGCTAAAAGACGGCGAGACCGGCACGGCCAGCGACACGCATAAGGTCGTAGAGGTAAAAGATCAACTTACCAAAGAAGTAAAGGAACGCTACCAGCACGAATACAAAGATGATCCTAACTGCGAGCTGTTTAAGTTAGGGTTTACCGTCAAGGAAGCCGAAGATATCCTTGCCGGAAAGAAGGGGGCCAAATAATGGATACCGTCAGCGCCTTGGCTAACCCTGGGATAATCAACAGCGTTAAAGACTTAGGATTTGGCGTAGGATTTATGGTTCTTTGCTTCGTTATCGTGTTCTACATCTTAAGGCAGCAGAAAGATATTCTCTTGCAGGCCAAAGAAGAACGTTCAGTGTTCTTGGATACGATTGGTAAATTGACAAAAGCGATAGACGAGCATACCGCCCAGGCGCGGGAATTCCACAACAACGTAACCGAGGCGCATAAATTCCAGAGAGAAGAGCATAAGGACTTGGCCGAAGCGCAGAATAAAACCTGTCAGACCCTCTCATTAGTGGCCGCTAAATTAGCGAGTTAAAATGATTAGAGAAATCATAAACGATTTCAGGCGAGCAAACGGCAGGCACCCGGTGAGCATGGATAACTGGGACGAGAATCAAAACTGCCTCTGGCACTGCCTGCACATGGCCAAAAACCAAGACCTATGCCACGCCCCGGAACATTTAAGGCCCGGAAAGTCCGAGGCCTGCGCAGTCAGGGGCTTCTTCCATAACCCTTACGAGACTGTCCGCGCAATAGTCTTTGAGCAATTCGGCAACAGTCCTGGACATAGAGATATTATTTTATTCAACGATAACCTTGCCTGCGCATTCCACGTTGAGCAGCACCAGGTATACGTGACGATACGCGGCTGGTAAAAAAGGAGGAACAGATGAAGAAAGTTTTTGCAATTTTGGTGATCGCTATGCTTATGTTTTGCGGCATAGCGTATGCAGGAAACGTAGCAGTAACGAAGGTCATGGATACAACCTTTAACGCGGTGACTACTACGGCTAATTCAACAGCGGTAGGTATCCAAGGTATGGATAAGGTCTCATTCTTTGTAGTATATGACGAGACCGAAGTAGGCAATTCTATATCGGCCGCAGTCACCCTTCAAATATCTTACGATAATGAGAACTGGCTATCCGCTTCTTTTTATGACTATGCCGGTGGATCTACCCTGCAGACATCAGAAACAATATCTGCGGATGGTAAATATTACTGTTGGTTTAACAGAGACCTATGCGTGCCGTATGTAAGGGTAGTCGTGGCAGCAACGAATACGGATGCAGATGATCTGCTGGATGTAGAAGTGTATGCGGCTACTAAAGAATAATAAAGAGAAACAGATTCACTAAGAGAGGAGGAGCGAGATGTTAAAGGTAATTACTTGGATCATGGCAAACGGAGCAACCCTACTGGGTTTACTACAGGCGATAGTAAAGGCGGTAAAAGAATTATTAACCGGCGTGGTTAATCTCATCAGCTTGTTTATGCCGCAGGAAACAGCTAATAAGGCAGTAGAGGCCGTAAGAGGCGTGTTAAACGCCATTGATGATGTTATCGAGAAGATAAAGGGATACCTGATCAAATAATGGTAACCTCAATCATAGGTTTAATAACCCTGGTTTTGACTATCGCTTGGGGAATTTTTCAATTCCGAACCAGTGCGAAAAGACAGAAGGAGGCGGTCTGGAATGAATTCAGAAACCTTGAGAAACAATACCGCGCGGCCTTGGCTGCTGGTGATCCTGTGCTTGCTGCTAATATCGATAAGCGGATGCGCGAGCTTAGGGCGAAATACCTATATCTTAACCGAAACTGAAAGCTATTACTACATACCGCCAAATACGTCGTTCAACGCTCAGTTGGTTAAAGACGGTCCGGTGGTAGAGGTTAAGAGAACGCAGCCAACATGGGCAGTAGATGCTGGATATCTGGCTAAACTTCAAGAGGAGGCCAATGCCCAGGTCTTAAAGAAATGAACCCAGAGAAAAAAACACAGGTTAAGGTAATACTAAAACTGCTGATAGTGGTAGTATTCGCATCCTTGTATGGCTGGGGCGGTATGGAGATGAAATGGCTGCGGCGTTTTGTGGCCCCGGCAATCCTCTGCTTAAGCGCATTCGGCTTCAGCCGTGATTGGCGATATCTTGTGCAGATGCCGGCAATGATGATCACCTTAAGCCTCGGATATGGCGCAGACTCAGTAATAGGAAAAATACTTAAGCGCTTTATATTCGGTTCGCTGAATGGCTCATCGTCAAGCACTGCTACCATCTG